CTTTGTCTGCTGTGGTAATATCCTCAAAAGCAGGAAGAGTGACGATGTAACCACCAATTTGGTTCTTGTCAGAATCCTGCGCATAGTCTGATATGCCACCCCGAGCGACACCGATCTTAAGGACTTTTTCTATCTCGCCTTTAATAGCTGCCATACCGATCTCTGTATACAGGATTTTAAGGTTATTGACCAAAGGCTGATATACTCCTTCGGTAATCCTTGCCTGCAACCAGTCAATGAAAATAATTACATCAAGGTATTCTCCTTCACCTACAGTACCTTCTTGTAATATATTAACTGCTCCTACCTCTTCATAAGTATTGGCATGTTTATCTCTGGCATTGGTTGACTGTGTTGCCGTGAGATAATCAACAGTGATACCGGCTAAGGTCTTGAACTTCATCGTATATGTTCCGGGATCGTAAGGTAACAATTTACCTAAGGTCGCTGCATCCGGGTACTCTGTACCTGCACTGGAGAGTGCCACTACGAAAGAACGAGTATAAGCATTAGCTTTAATTATTGCGGCAATAGTTGTCGTGTCTCCCGAGTCTGTAGTATCAACAATATCCGCATCCGCAGACGCAATGGCAAATATTTTACGCTTCGTCTCGGTCCATTCTGCAACATCTTCTTGATTAGCAATAGTCCGTGAAACGATACAGAGACCGTACCAGTCATCGTCACTTTCTACGATAGCGTCCAATGAATCGGTAAAGCTCGCGGTCGCGGTCGCTGAGAGAATCGGCGCTACTAAAGTCCCGGTCGTACCTGCCAAGGTTATTTCAGTGATTGCCAGAGGAACGCCTGCATCCGGGGTTATTAGAATGATATGGGTACCATCAGTATAGGTGGCAGTTGCCACACCATCAGCGGCGGCGAGCTTGACTGCAAAAGCCGTAAGAGTCGTAGCTTTGTCAGTGGAGAAGTTCTGGGTAACAAGCACGCCATTAACTTTACAGGATATTGAACCGCCAGCAGACCAAGTTCCGGCATTATCGGTTAGAGACCTTGTACCTAATATCTGCCCTATCTTGATTTTTACTACACTGGGATTCTGTGAAAAAATTGCTTGTGCCGCTTTGTACTCTGGAGCACCGCTTCCTCCGACAAGCATTGCTGCCATAGAAGAGTCTACGGCGGTAAATTCCTGCGTCTGCCCTGTGAAATTTCCATTCGGACCCAGAATGAGAATAGTACCAAACCCGGCTCGGCTCACTGATTTAGTTTCCCGAGAAATTGAAACATTTACGATTTCTTTTAGAGACATGAAAACCCTCCTGTAAAAGTGATTTATATTATTCTATTCCTCTTGAAATTTTAAATTCATCCACCAAAATAGCTTCTTCTCCACTAACATAGTATGTTGATAGAAAATAATCAGAAGTATTTTCAACTATCTGACAATTAAAATAGCCGTCTGAATTTGGAGTCTGCAATATACCATTAACATAGAACTCCCATCTTCCATCATCATATGTAAATTTAATGTCTTGCCAATTATAAAAATTATAAACAGTGGGGTCAGTATTAAAGGGATTAATACAAGCTGGTTCTCCTTCAACCACCTTAGTAAATTCCCACCATTGCCCCGGAAGTCCTGGCGCATTTGTTTGAAGAGAGACACGCACCCAAGCATACCACTCGTATATAGCAATTGTAAATCCAGTTATGGGATATTCATTAAGCACCGTTGCCTTTTGAATTTGATGAAAATTGCTTGTCCAACCCCATTCTCCAGTTGTAAACCTTAATTTTTCTGATATTGTAAATCGGTCTGTTTCATTGAAATTTATATTCGCGCTATTAGGTATTTTTAAGATACCAGCAGCAGCACCGAATTTAAAACAATCCCCAACCGAACCAACATCATATGCTTCGTTGGCAACCCAAATTCCGTTATTCCCATTAACGGAATCAACGGTATCATCCTCACCCTTCCACCAGCCCTGAAGTAAATAAGTTGCATCCACTGGGGTGCCCGTTATAACATTGGACAATACTGATTCACCAGTGATGCTTACCGTAGTCACTCCAAAAGCATATTCCGTACCATCAACCAGCCTCTTTTTCAAATACGGAGAGGTGGCTGAAGTGATTTTTGTACCGTCTAGTTTTGTAACCGTCGCTCCTTGTTTCCAGTATATATTATAACTGGTCGCACCGGTAACAGGAGACCAAATAATCGTTACCCTATTATCTCCTATGGTAATGCTATCTAAAACAGGAGCGTCTGGTAAAGGTGGCGGAGGAGGCTCTACCGGGGTCGCTGAAAGGGTATTTGATAACTCGGATTCAACACCTAAAACGTCCGTGGCAGTCACCGCAAAAGTATACTCTTCCCCGTTGGTCAGCCAGTCAACCAATGTAGGAGAATCTACATAAGTCCAATTCGCTCCAAGTTTATCTACCGTGCTGCCTTGATTGAAATAAACAGTGTAATAATCGGCATCGTCTACACTATCCCAAGAAACGAGGACGGCTGCATCTTGCGGTACGGCACTCAGTAATACCGGTGCTGCTATAATATCAGGTGGTACTGGAGGCACTATGATCACCGGAACTGTTATGGTATCTAAGGTAATGAGTATTTCCTCTTCCATGAACTGTCCCGCAATTTCTACATGTTCAATGAATTCCGGGACATCTGTTATTATATCAGTTGTCCTGAAACGCAAGTCAATTGCAAAACGATTTTCCAACCGCGATTCTAATAGCTGCGTAATGTCAATAATACCACCTACATCATCTACAAAAACAAGAGCTATGTTATATAAGGGATCCCGGGAAGTTTTTCTGCGTAATGTTTTTTGGATATTTTGTAATAACTCGAACGCTCCAGGACCATAAGCCTGCAATGATAAGGTAAACTCTCTATTCCCAGTGATGGTGATTATTCCATTTGAATCGGAACGACTAACGTAGTCTTCACCAATAGGTACGAAAGGAGATATTTTTCCAGCAATATATGGCAGTAAAGGTCTTGGTGCATTCGGGTTCATCCAGATAAACGGGATAGAAGGTGTTACTATAAAAATGAGTGTCCCTATAATTTGAGTATTGTCTGCCAAGACTACCATCGGTAAAGCACTAACGAATCGGCACAAAAAAGTATAAGTCCTTTTTTCTACGTCATACTCAAAAAACATTACTTCGGGAATAGCTTTGATTTTATCAGCCAATGCCGTAAGGTAATCACGATCGTCACCGAAGGTCTCTGTTACCGTTGTGGTATTGACAGTAATAGATATTACTCCATCCGTGAAGTCACCTTCATTCCAAGATATGACAATAGGTTGAGTCCCCATTATCCACTTGGCAAGATCGGTTTTCATTGTTTCGTAGTTCATACTTTTACCACTATATACTCATAATGATTAATCACGTTATTTTGCCAGGGATCTTTTTTGATGACTTCGTACTCTTCCCCAAAGATAATCACCCTATCCGGATTCTGTGTTTGATCTAGTGATAAAAGAGAAGAGTCTGTAAATAATTTAAAGGACTTCTTTTCTCTTCTACCTTCTGGTAAAGTCAAGACTTCGGCGGCACTCGTTGGTTGTACCGAAGCTTGAATGATACTCGTAGCTCCTACCGATTCGCTATAAGTTCCATTGGTATAAGCTCCCGTCCCCCGAGAGATAACCGTAGTCGGTTTACGAAAGGAGCTCATGCCATCACCTCTACATGGGTAATGGATTGTATCAATTGTCCAGAATCAATCAAAGCGACATCACTGCCCTTTTTTGCGATCGTATAAGGTGAAAGCTTAGGAGGAATATTATCCTTTATCCTAAGCTTTATTTTTGTTGCCATCCATTCCCCTATACGTGCCAATGATTTTTGAGGAGTGCTTTGCCCAGCGATAATGCGAATAGCTTCCTCTTCTTTTATCTTTTTCAATTTCTCCGTATTCGCATCAAAGGTAGAACGAATAAAAGATCGCTCGGGTATATTTGCATTTGGTGCTCCAAATTCGTGAATGGCACCAATACGAATAAGATCCATTTGGTTCGAGCTGTGCCCTTCACTAACCACTGCCGGTTCACTCTCTTCTGGTAATCCGACCTTAGTATAACTATTTCCGCTCACGCCTCTTATCGCCTTTAAGAAAGAAGCCATACCTTTATCAGTATCAGATACGGAAACATGAGACATTACATTCTCCTCGTTCTGGGAAACAATGTAGATGTTTGTAATATCGTTAAAAGTTCGGTACCAAAAGCGGTTGAATCAAGGTCAGTAACCGAAAGCATTTTACCACTTATCCCGGAACCAGCGGCACCATACGAACGTGATAATCCCCCCTCGGATTCTGACGTTATTGCACCCGAAGTTCCACTGCCACTTGATGTCCCGGTCCCGGGATTACCACCGTTAGCCTGCTCTACGGCTAAGATATGACAAACCTTTAATCCAACGGCAATCTCGTAACGCTCCCCTAAGACACTTGCAGACAACCCTATTCGTGCATAAGAGATAAGATCACTAAGCCTTGGATCTAAAGCCCACTGAGGGGCTCGCAATTGGATTGTCTGCAGTGCCGTGAAAGACATATTATTCCTCTTCTTTCTTTTCGGCAACAACCTTTTGGTCATCAATTCTTTTCAGCTGTTTAGCAATTGCATCTTGAATACCTTTTCTTTGATCGGTCATGGCAAGGTCTTTCAATGCTGCCACATTAAAAGTACTCTCTATAATCTTTATAGCAGCAGAACTTGCCAAACCAACAACGCTGATCTTGGTCACAGCCGCTTTCACTGAGGAAGGGGAAATATTGATTACCGGCGCGGAATCCTTGCCGATGATTTCAAGAAGCTTATCCTTGACCTTGGATGTAAAAGAGGGATCGGCGAGGAGCTCCGCCGCTTCTTGCTCAGTAAAAGTATTCATCCCGGGGTAGAAGAACTTTGAACCTACATAGGTGATAAACGGTTTTGTTTGCCTTACTATCATTTTTTATCCTCCAGATAATTTTTTGATGTAGGAGTTAGAGAGGGAAAACTTCTCCCCCTCTAACCGATGACTGCCACTAACCCTTAGATACCTTCTACAAGGTTGATTGAAAGGGGATAGTAGACGATAACACCACCACAGCGTTCATGGCAAGGAGTTATGTACTCGAGTCCGCGTCTCTCAACTTCAAGCTGCTCAAAAGGCTGCGGTATTTCAAGCGTAAGCTTGTCAGAGGAACGTTTGTAAAAAATCATTATGTCGGTGTTTGCTCCGGCACCTGTAGATGGTACAGGGTTTACATCCTTGAGTTCCGCAACCCATTCCACCTTGGTAATGTACGGCCGTTGCTTGAGGAATGCTTCCAGAATGGTCAAATCACTTCCTGTTGAACGATAGGTGCTGGTGATAATACCATGCTGCGCAATTGGCAGAATGAGTGTGTCCGGAATTTCAGTACCTTTGGTCAAGGTGAGAATGTCATCAACGCCTTTATTGAGGTCAAGGAGGATTTCGTCCGCGGTTTTTGAGGCAAAGGTAATATGTCCACCGCGAGTGGCAACTGTTCCTTTGGTAATATTGGCCTGATAAATGAGACCGACAAGTCCGCCATTTTCTCCATCAGCAGCCCGTGCTGACCATGCAAGAGTATTGACTTTTTGTTCCATTGCCCGGCGAGCCGCATTGGCTTTACGTGTCGGAAGGTTCTTGTTCGCCATGGCACTCGCTCTGATTTCCTGGAGATTGTATCCGAAGGAGTCACCGATTGATCGAACAGGGCTGGAGAATTGCTTACCTTTTACATCTGCCCTCGGGAGGTCGTCGGCATAATTGGCAATAACTTTTGCCATACCAACTTCGTCGAATTGTGTATAAGTGATCGTTTCTGCCCCGGGACCTGCATCTGTGGCAACAGGGATAAGCATGGTTGCCTTAAGCTCCGGATAGACGATGTCGTACGTCTGTGCCTTAATGTGCTCCAATTCACGCGCAAAAAATACTGATTCGTTTGCGTCGAGATTTACAAATTTCATGTTAACCGTCCTTTAAAAAGTTGTATTATTGTTAGTTTAGGTTAATGTTCCTATTACTTACCATTCATTACTGTGGCAGATTAAGTTGTAGCTTTGCGACAGTCGTCAAACCTGTACCACCTTCAACCCATCGGGCACCGGCAAGCAAAACACATTTGCTACTGTCGGAAGATGTGCCGAACATTCCCCGCAATTTGGTTCCATTATCCTGAATACGATAGTACACATCATCGTCTGCGGTAACGGTCTCTTCTGGTATTACATAAATAGTACCTTCCTCAAGCACTGAGACCGCTTCAGTTGCTTTAATGGTAACAACATCGGATACCTGTTCGGTTGCCCCGGGATTGACCGCTACACCAATAAGGTTTGCTGCAACATCAAGAGAAGTGGCAACAGCCGGCATAAGTGCCATCGTACCGGTAACTCCTGAAAGGTCTGCCACGGCAACGACATCAATGTTCCTTGATTTAAGAGTAATGGTATGTGCACCGCTATTGTAAACGGCACTGTAGATCCCGGTAACTCCGGCTTGAATTGCTGCCGCAAGAGCGGTCAAGGTCGTATTTTTATCGGTACCCCATGCTTGCGTAATTACGGTACCATTTACCGTTACGGAAATAGTGCCCCCGGTAAAGGTTCCAGCGTCATCGGTAAGCACCGATTGATTCTCCACAGGCAAACGACACTGGTTTGCATATCCGTACATTTTTACAACCCCGCGACCGGGAGGAATTGCTACCGCAGCCTGTAAGCTGGAGCAAAGACTTTTTCGTGAGTCTGCGAGCATTCCCGCAAAACCTTTAACGAGCGTTTGGGCGTAAGCTGTTTGTGACATTTTTCCCTCTTTTGATAAAGTTAAGTTTTAAAAAATTTATTCTGGTTAATGACCGTTTAAGACTTCATGCTATTTCGTACTACGTTCTTTCATTGCAAGTATCATTGCATCACGCCGAGCCTGTGCCGTTGTCGCACCTTTTCCATCATTGCGAGGAAGTGCCGTTTCTCTCTGTGCTGCCGATGCGGAATCGTCCAGTTTAACTTCAAGTGCCGAGTCAAACCGCGCCTGGATATATTCCTCGGATACGCCGTCGAGCTTAGCACTGGGGAAACGGGACAAGATAATCGCTTTCTTTATTTCGGAATTGGTCATGCCATCAAGCTTCGCGATCGTTTCGGCACCAAGTGTATCGTTCGCCACCTTGACGAGAGAAACCCGGGTTTTCACCGCGGCGTCGATTGCTGCTGGCATTGCATCGAGCTTGCTTTGAAGTTGTGCATTGGTCTCTTTTGCCGTATCTGCATCGGCACGTAGTTTATCCGCATTCGTCAGAAGACTTTTGTTATCCGCCGACAAGCCGTCAAGCTTCGTTTGAATGGCTGCAAAAGCCACAACAACTTCCGGTGCCGCATCGTACTCCAGACCGTTATCCAAACGCACTTTCACCATACTATCACTCCTTGTTGAATGTTGATTGTTTGTACCATCGTTATCTATTGAGTCCTTTAAATTTCGTTTGCCAAGGCCAAGGCGAGCATTCTCCCTTTGATTCTTTTCATTCTTTGACTGTACTCTTTGTCTTGCATAGCTGGCACCGTATTTATCTGACGGATCTACCCCTCCTTTAGATCCATCGCCTTGAGGACCACTCCCGGGCCCACCATCTTTCTTTTTAAGATAAGGCAAACCGTTTGCATCTAACTCTACCTCCTCCTCTGGTACTTCAATGGCGTCTGCTGCATCCATATTCAAACGAACATCTACACCAGCCCTCCCGCGATCCACAATTGCCAGGTGATTATACATAATACCCCTTTGTATAAAATCGAATTCCTCGCCGTCATAGTTCCCGGATTTTTCCTCAAGTTCGGTTTCATAACCTAGAGACAATTCCTCTCTACCGGCTTCTACCGCACTGACCCCGTCTTGGGTGGTAATCGCTATAGGAACCAAAACGAATTTACCATCCGGTATTACATTCTCACCGGTCATACCTATAGACAATGCTTTGGCAGTATCGGCACTAACCAGTTTATCCATAGGATGTAAATTTGTAATGGGAATCATTCGCATTGAATCTAAGGAGGCGCGAGAAAAGACTTCATCAGGATGTCGAAGCTCTCTACGAAGGGTACCGTCTGCGTTTCGGTAGGTAAAGACTCCGGTTCTAGTCACCCGAGCGATACCTTTTAAGAATCCTTCGGGGGTCTTCTCCATTGACACTACTGTACCGTTATCAAACCTTCGTACTATCATTTTTATTTCCTCATCTAAAATAAAAAAGCCCACTGTCCAGCGTCAGGACAATGGGCTTTTGGGTAAGTAGACCGAAAAGCAACCAAAGCAGATACCAATAATATACCTTTGTTTCTATCAAAAAACACTAATTAAATAAAGTATAATTCAAGTATCTTTATTTAATTCGTGATTAACTGATACCTGTACGTTTCCTATCCCTCCTTGATGAATATTGATAGTTAAAACAAGCTTGCCGGTAAAGCGTTCTGCCAGAACCTTTGCAACATAACGCGTAACTACTTCCACAAATTCTTTAAGACTCATTTGTACCCCTTATCAATTGCCTCGTAAATAGGGTCAAACACTGGTTCTGGCCAACATCTACATTGGTAATCTTGTCCTGGGTGCTTCTCAACACCTCCTATAGCCTTACGAGAAGCCCAAGTTTTTCCGTTCCAATAAACCTTCTCATTATCCCAGCGACACTTTTTTCCTTCCATTACCGCGTGAGAATGCCGTACCCTATCATCCCCCGATGTTCTAAAGATGTATTCTGTTAAGCCAATATCCTTTTGACGCATCATTGCCAGTTGACCATTAAGCTTAGATACTTGATCCCGAGCAATTAATTTTGCCCCTTTCTTCGTTGTATTAAATTGCTCTTGTATTTGTTTGGCAATAACTTCATGACGAGTACCCATACGCAAAGCATTACCAGCCATGGTTTGGATACTGGTCAATGTTTTATCTTTTATGGATTTAATCAATGCTACATTATCTACCGCAAAAGAATTAAGACTGCTCTGTACCCAAGGAGCGTAATTAATGGTATTGACTCCCATTACCTTTTTAAGTACTTTTTGCCATTGAGTATTATTCCACTTATAAACCTTTTGTCCAATATTCAAAGCAAGTGTCTTAAAAGACAATGGATTCTTTTCTAATTGGATAACTAAGGCATTCATCAAGTTATTGAATGCATCCGAATAATCATCTACCCGAGTATCATCTAAGACCGGATGTGTTTCTCTTGCATCGTGAGCCAAACCCGGTAGCGCTGGGAAAAGAGTTAGCTTGACTTGGTCTTGAATAGACTTGATATACCCTAAGAGTTCGGCGAGGTATTCCCTTTCGATAGAAGAAGGGTATAACATTTTAGGTGGCTTAGACCTAAACTTCTTAGCTTGGCTTGCCAGCCTTTTTCTTTTCTCGTAAAGAACAAGCATTTGTGCACTTGGCATATTAGACTCCAGTCAATCCCTTTACGAGTATTTTTACTTTCTCCCCGGGAACAAAGAAAGAACAAAATTTGTCCCATTGCGAAGGTTGTATCGTCAAGCACCCGGCACTCCCGGACCAAGCTTCACCGGTTTCATCATTTATGTAACCACTATGGACTTCAACACCTTTGACTACAGATCGCCAGCCATTGTTCTTATTGGGCAATACAGCAGGTAATTCTTTTCCTTCGTTTAGAATTATACAGTATCTCCCCCGGGAATTGGTCCCCCATATTCCGGGATACCATCCTTCGGAAAGACAACCGTAGCAAATATCCCATACCTGACCTGTCTTAGAATGCTTCGGATTCGGTGTTGACCTGCCATTGAAGGAATCAAGCAATTGGTCTTCTGCATTTATTACGGAGACCGGATCCGTATAGCCAATAATGCTCGGGGGCTTTACCCTTAAGAACTGTACAATTTTTTCCATAATCAGCTCACTTTCTTTTTAGTTGTCCTATTCATCTACCGGTTCAGGAAGTGCTCTTGTACCCATTAATTCGATTTCTTTTCCATAAACTTCTCCTCCGAAACGGGACGTTGCCACTTCGGCCGGATCTAATACGGCAGCGTCTATGTAATTCTTATCAGTCACTGAATTAATCTGGCGTATCTCTGCCACTTGTTTATCATTCATCACTTCAAGAGGATTGAACTTAATACCCCAGTCATCAGGTTCTACCCCACGGAAAGCACCTTCTTTTGAGAGCATTATATACTTCACTAATGTTTCAAGAAGTGGTTGCAATTCGGTAACTTGTGCTACCTCTACAACATTATTCCAATCGTCCGTCTCCCCTTTGCCCTCATTATTCAATCCTCCAGCTTGCTGTCCAAGGAATATTCTTTGAGGAATTCCCGTAACGATTGAAAGTGCCGTAAAGAACTTATCAACTATTTCCCCGAGACCTGCAACAGAACTTGCATGCTTCTCATATTTTTCATTATCTGCGTCAAGAAGCATTGTGTTGATTATGTGCTTGGATAAATCAAGTAACTCCAAGCGTCTCCTGACTAACTCTTCTTGATCCGAATTAATCAATCCGGCTAGATTCTTTATTGCCAAGGAACCTGTTACAAATTCCTCTACGATACTTTCTAAGCCGTTATAGATCCCACCGAGTGATCTAATCTGCTCATAGCAATGCTGTAGAGCAGAAGCACCCCAACTATTGTTCATAGAACGAGCCATGTCCGGTATATCTACACCATCCATGACTAGGCAACGAGTCTCGTGTACCCTAAAAGACTTCATTCCTCCCAAAGGAAAAACGTTATAGAATTGTACTTTTCCATACTTAGGACTTCTTGGATCCGTATACAAATCACTGGTCGTCCAGTTTACCCTATAGCGATCGTAGGTTCGTAGAAAAATAACGTTTCTAATTTGGGAAGTATTCACGGGAATGGTCATATCTAAGGAACCGTCATCAATACCCATAACACAAATAGCTCCACCGAACAATCTGTTCCAGCGAAGCAACCGGTCAATTTCAATGATTGCCTTTATCTCTTCCAACCTTGCCATGACTGCTTCATCGGGATCCCCCTCTATGGTGAAGCCAGACCGAAGCATGTACCCCGGAAGAAGGTTCACGACTCGTTTAGCAAACCCATCGTCAACATACAGGTCAATCAATTCCTGTTCCGTCATAAATACTTTAGCGGTAAAAGTGGTACTTGCCTTTCGGTCCTGACCTCTGATCCCTGCACCTGAAAAAATATTAGTCCAGCCACCATCCGCCCTTGCCAACTTCACTGGCATACTTGAAGTCACTTTCTTAATTGGTACCACTTCTCGTTTTGTTAATTTGATGGTCATCTTTTACTCCTTATGTTTTTGTAAGCATTTTATAGTATACCAATGAGGACTCCGGGCCCTCAAGCGTATTTAAAATATACCTTTCGGGGTCTTTACTATGGTCGTTTTGTTTTAAGGGTTTATCTTCACCTTTCTTAGCGGCATTCTTATCCCATAGATAAGCACCATAATCCTCAATAGTATGACTACAACAGGAACATATTTTATATTCTCCACTGCCAAGAAGTCTGCTTTGAGTCCTTATACCGGTCAAGACTTCGTTATCTGCATCGACAATATTAAACATCCCTTTCTTTGCCAATGCAACTTTGAAGGATGCAGCGGAGGGATCTATAATAAGTGCTGTAGGTTTTATATTTCCAAGCCATTTAACAAAATCATCCGCATACTCTGCATCGTCTTTTTGCCTTCCGGCATTCTGACTGTCATAGTAATATTCCCGCTCACACCATATTCTCGGATTTAATAGAGGATGTACCCCGAACAATAAAAAGCAAGTTGGATTCCCAGTACCATAGTCAATACCTACATAGTATTGCTTGGCAATCCCAGGTGGTTTTATAATTGTATGTTCGTCTTCATCAAAGAAGTCATATATGGCACCTTCTGCCATTACCCATAGTCCAAGAATAAAACGCTTAAACCATAGACCTAAATACTCCTTCTTTAAATTAGCCTTAAATCGTTTTGATAAGAAAGGATTATCATCTAACTTAAACTTAAAAACAGACATGTCTAGTTCAGCACGTCTATTCAAAAATCCTTTCTTTAAATAATGGTAGGGATTGTCCGGGTTGGTACTTCCAAAGAATGCTGCGTCATCAGGAGATAGTCGAGAAAGCAACATTATCCAAAAAGACTCTGGCCATAATGTTATTTCATCACCATAAGCACCTCCTGCAGTCATTCCTCGTATTTTACCCTCGGAGCGTTCATCACTTGCACCTATCACATGGCAACAACGATCAAAAATCCAACATTCTGCTTTACCAGGAAGATAATTGCAGTTATTGCCTAACATACGTTCAAGAGGACGTACAACATTACGAACCGTTGAACGTTCGGTTCTTCCAACTATTAATAAGTCATCCTTTGGTGTTTTGGGGGATCCGCAAAATTGAATCCAGCGGTATAGGCTGGCAATGGTCTTTGAAGATCGAACAGCACCTTCCCATATATTAAGCCGAGAATTCGCTGCTCTAATAGAACGTGCCTGTATTTCAGATACTGCCATGATGTTATTTTTCCTTGTCGCTGGGAGAAGAGGAGTCAAGGGGTGCCATTTCTTCTTTGGCCTCAATTAGAGGAGTATCGAGTATTCTATCAATGGCCTCCAATATTTCTCCCTTACCTTCACCTAATCCTTTTTCGGTTACTTTTCCTTCGGTACGTTCTGCAATAAAATGACGTGCGTCTTTGTCTCCTCTTATTGCATCATAATAAGTCCTGAGAAGCATACCGAAGCGCATGTTATTGTTCTTGGGTTCTATTCTAATCTTTGGATTGATAAATTTTAATTGGTTTAGGAATACTTCTGGTATGGGATCGTCACCTATTCTACGAAGTATGTCGGGGATACATTTTGCGGTTGGAGGTCTACCATAAGGATTTCTGACTTCTCCCGGTTTCGCCCCATTAATACCTTGCTTGCCTCCGAAGTATACTCTCTTCTTTGGTACTATCTCCTCCGGTACTATCTCTTCTGGCACTTTCTTTTTTGGTGTAGACTTACGTATTTGTATTTTACTCTTACCTGTTTGTACTTTCATGGTCCACCTTGGTATTAAGATTGTAATTTTGTTATTATCATGTATACTTTAAATATACTTCAAAGAGAGCTGCCATTTCTATAATAAATAATTGTACCTATTCCC